GAGTGAAGTATAAAAACCTTGCTGGGATAGCAAGGTCTGCAGGTCTCATGGGATTGCTTATGGCGATCATGATTCCGATGATGTCAGGTGAGAAGAAGAATGCATGATGGCTGAAATACAAAATGAATTATATGATCAGTTGTTTAAACTTATGTTTGAGGGAGAATCGGTAGAAAAGGTTCCTTTATTTAAATCTAAAGGACACAACAGATATGCTCCCTTTCAACGCCCGTATTTTCAATCTGTTCGCCCTATTTCTAATACCGCTTTAGATCCTTGGATTGAAATTGACAAGAAGCTTTTTGAGACAAAAGCTAAACCCTTTAACTTTCTTTACAAAAATCCTAAAGAGTTAATATATGCGATGAGTCATGAGTTAGGTCATGCTAAGGACTTTAGCGATATATCTAAAAAGATGACCCCCCGTGAATTTAGAAAATTGTGGACATCTAGAAGCGGAATAATAGATCAGCTTGGTGCTGAGACTAGAGGGGCAAAAATTCACATGCCTTTTCTAAGAGAACATTTTGGTAAAAATGCTCTCTCTGAATTTCGTAAAAAAGATTTTCTTTTAAAAGAACAATTAGGTACTTATGGTGACAAAATTTCTAAGAAAGACTTACTGAAAGAGATAAAAAGATTTCATGGTCCTAGTCATTCTAGTCGTTTTTTATCTCAAGTATTAGGATCGGAGTCTTCAATGTTGACGAATATGGGAGTGAAGTATAAAAACCTTGCTGGGATAGCAAGGTCTGCAGGTCTCATGGGATTGCTTATGGCGATCATGATTCCGATGATGTCAGGTGAGAAGAAGAGTGCATGATGTTATTCTGGTCTAGATATATTGTGATTTGTAGACCAGCACCTACGGTCATTGCAATTTTGTCCATATTTGGATAGCATCCTCACCTTCTACGATAGCCCCAGAGTACCTTCTATTTCTGGTGTTTCCTTCCGGTAACTCTACATTTATTAGTGAGATCCAATTCTGCTTATTGAGAGCCCGTATACGGACGTTTCCGAACTCATCTGTGCTCGGAGCCATACTTCCCTTAGAAGCCTCGTACAGGGCAATCTCGGCCTTCTCAGAGATACTTGCTTTCTTATTCCAAATTACTACTAACCAACCCCCCACTCCATAGAGTCGTGCATGGCTCCTTTTTAGAGTGGGGGTGGCTAGTGTTCGGGGAGGTACAGATACAATTAGCTTCCATTTAGCTTTTGGATCTGTAGAAGAATTAACCTTCCCGCATGTGATCATGGGAAATACAGGAAACTCTGTGTAGTTCATTGGAAGAATCTTACCAAGAACAAGGCTAGAATGATTCCTAAGAGAGCAATTCTCATAGGCATTCTATCTCGCTCAGGGTTGTTCATACCTAAAGTATACAGTAACAACTACTTATATTCTTCTACTGTATAGATTTTTTCTTTATCTAATCGGAGGTTGTTGAAATCGTCGGCATCTTTTTGAGCTTCACGTTTCATATAGTAAGTAGCATCTTCATCTGCAGATTGCACCCACCACTTACCTCGTACTCTAATCCCCCATCTTTTAATTGTCTTCGTCATTGTCATTCTCCTCAAAGTGGGAAGCATATTCTTTACATAACGCATCCACTTGTTCTGGGTCACCTAAGTCATTGATACCACCACAGGCGTGATAGAAGGAAGAACATACTTCTTTCCAATTAGGGTCATCCCATTCTATTGGTTTTTTATTTGTCTTCCATAGATCATAAAGGGGATCTATGTCCCTGTGAAATTTACTCTGTCTCATCTATTTTTACCTCTTCCATAATTTCGCATTCAGCGTCACAACTATAACATTCTACATAGTCTAGATAGAAATTCCCATCTAAAAAATCCTCAACTTTTAGATTGTCTATTCCATTAATAGGGAGACTATTTACTTCCCAAGTAGCATAGAGTTCATCGCCACCACATTTCTTACATATTGTTTTATATCTACTCATCTTTATCCTCCATTATAAATAAGAAGCCACCACCGTTGCCTTCTTCGTCTCGACTAACTTCCACTCTAATTTCAGCACCACCTCTAGTGGTCATTGTAAAAGAAGGGAATGGATCAAGAGCATGCTCATCTTCCACTAGTGTATATCCTGTGATAGTAGCTCCTATCAATTGTTCGTAATATTCTTTCATGTGTTCTCCTTTAATCTGGTAAGTAACCTGCGAATTCCATTCCAGGTTCATCATAGAACCAAGAAATACATAGGTTGGAATATGTTTCCTTGAGATGATTATAGATTCCTTCGGCTGGACCCCACGCAGTATCGAAGCTTACTTCTATTTCATCTTCTTCATTCTGCTCAAAATCTGTACTACCCGGATCCCACTTGGTACCCCAATTATTATTACACCAAGTGTACCAACATTTAGCACCATACTTTTCTGTAAATTCTTCAGACATTTTCTTAGTCATTTTTATAGAACCATCATACTCACATGGTTTTTGGTCAGCATATTCTTCTTCAGTACAGAAGCTTCCTGATGAATGATCTCGTAACTCTTGAGGACATGGCAATATGTTTTGGAAAGAAAATTCTGCATCATCTTCCATACTTATCTTTGTTTCTTCTCGAAACTTTTTGCGTTCTTCATCGGACATGTCGTGAAGACTAATTCTAACTCTGTTGTAACACCAATTAGGCATGACAATTCTCCTGTGTTGGGGGTTAAAGGGCGGGGGGTAGTAATGGGTAGTCTCAGCTAACTTACTATCTACCTTCATGTACATCTGAGCGTTATACTACCCCCCGTAGATTGTGGGGTGTGTAGGCACAAGGGCGTTGCAATCTAATCTCTCACCGACCCTACCTTACGGTACTAAGTCCTACCTCACCCCGTAGATTGTGTTACCTCTTCGATTGCGGTCGATTCACAGTGTCGAAGTTAACCAGTATAGAACCCCGTTAAGATAGATGCCCTACTAAGTGTTATATACATGATAAACCTAGTTACAACGAGCAAATGCTGACCGACTTGGGCTAAAAGGAAAGGTAACAATTAGTAGATACCCTGTACAGGCGTTGACTTATATTTCATACCGGTTTCGCCTACCAAGGTACCTACTAAATGGGGCTCCCGTCATCGGGAAGAATCGGGGAGCCCTAAGAGTGGGGGTTCTAATTAATTATCCACCTAAGAGTGTTTGAAGATACTCTGATTTGTAAGCGGATGTGCCTCGTTCAGTATACTGACATCGAACCATACATGCAACGGTAGAGTCACCATTTAGTTTGGATTCTACCTCTTCGAATGCTGCACCTAGGTCTGTTGGCTCATAACCGAGGATGGTTTTGAGGTGACCTTTCAAGCGACTGAGTTCGATCTTAGCACGAATTTGAGAACCCTCGTGCGTGAGAACTGATGGATCTGTTGGGATGGTCATAGGTGCACCATTCCAGATTAGTGGCTCTGTTCGATCTGGATCTTCACAGAGTTGATAGTGGAATTGTACACTGATAGCAGGAAATTCTTGCTTGTCTGATGTCTGACGGAAGGTTCCATTTTGTACGTTCATTCCGAGTACATAACAAGCGTGTTCACCTTTTGCTGGCCACTCTCCTAGTGATCCCATTCCTTGGTCTGCGTTTGCGGTTTCGAAATCCGATTGTAAGTTTGCGAAGATTGCCTTCGTCTCATTTGAAATGCTCATAGTAATGCTAATCCTTTTTCTGAGCGGTTATGTATTGTTCTTCGAATGAAGCCCACGCTGACTCCTGTGGAAGTTCAATACGGTCGGGTAATTGTACACGACATTTAGTGATTCCTGCAAGGGACTCATCGTTAATTGTCATGTAATATTTCTGTGTTTTTATGGTTTCTGTTTTCTTTGGTCCGGGTTTTCCTCCGATTCCTGGTAGTTGTACTTGTTTGGATTCTGTTACCCAATCAGATTCGAATGCTGCAACGAGTTCGAACATCGGGAAAAGTCTTTTATAGAACGAGTCGGTTATTGTGAGTTCGGGTCTGATTGTATATCGGTCATCACCTAGAGGAATCTTTGCGTTTACTAGATGACAAATATAAAAGAATCCATATCCGTTTCTACGGAGATCTAGAGAGAAGCGTAGGAGTCCATCGTATACGTCATCCCATGCTCTACGACCATCGAGTTGTTTCCAATCCTCTTTACCCATCTTCTTTGTTACATGATCTTTCATGAGTTGAATAGCGGGTCCTAAACTATCAAGGATAATTGTTTGTGGTCTTGGGCTATTAGATTCTGCCATCTTAATAAGTTGTTCTTTCTTCTTCTCTATGGCTTCCCAAGTAAGAACCATCTTATTGCCTCCTACATCCATTGGTTCACCTTGTGTGGTCACTCCGGGCCATATACATGCCTGTGGATTAGGATTAGTTGTTGAAGTTCCATCAGTATTAATGATGAATGCTTCTGGGTTTGATTGTATAAAAGATGATTTACCTGTTCCCGGCATACCTACTAGTAGTCCTAGTAACTGTCCGGGTGGATGAACCATCCTCTGTCCTGAAAAACCAAGCCCAGAAAATTTCTGAGCTCCAGTTTTACCTACTGCTATGTCCTGTGTCTGAGTCATTTGTATCTCCTATTCGTTGTCAAATAATACCTCATCGAGATCTTCATCTGTTGGGACGAACTGATTTTTTTTAAATGCTTCCTCCGTTGAAACAATACTTGGAGTGGGGGTTATATCTTGGAATCTGGTATTGTTAAAGTTTTCTGGGATATTCCATCTAACTACCTGTTGGGATTCTAATCCCAACTCGTCACACCACTCCTTAAATTCTCTAAGGGAAACAGTACATTCAAACGAATCACGGAATTTCTTCCATAAATCGTTTATAGATATGTCCCCCTTATCTGCAGTTAATAAACCATATAGTTTGGGATATATAACTTGTGATAATATTTCATTTTTAAAACTTAATAATGGATTACTTGCCATAATAACTCCTAGTTGATAACTGCGAAGGACCCCGCCCCCGCATCAGCGGGCGGGGTACGGAGCATCAATAATAAACTCTACGTCTTCATCTCTATCGACTTGCATAAAAGATTCTGCTTGAATAATATCGGGCCATTCTTTTGGTGGTGTCAAATAGAATGGTGTGAACGGTGACATTCTACCAAATTGTCTAAGGTGTGATGCACTTCTAGGGAAGTTCTTTGGAATTGCTTTACAGTTTACGTATTTACTAATGAGTCTTACTCTACTGTAGTACTCATCAAGGTAATCTTCATCTTGTAATAAGGTTCCATAGGTAAGACTGTAGTTGATTGGTGGTGTCATACTCCATCTCTCTGCGAGGTGTTCGTATTCTCCTTGCCCTCTATACCAGTCCTCACCCCTACGAATATAGTTCTCGAATCGGGGTTCTCCGGAATAGTTTTTTCGAATTTCTATTTGACCTTTGCGGGGTCCTCTAGTCAATTCGTGTTCGTACTCTTCGCAGTCCCGGTCTTTCATTCCGAACTCTATTGTGGGTTTTTGTACTGCGATGTGAATCATACCCCCCACTCCTACATTTTGTGGAAGGTCGTATATGGGTTGTAGTAAATCTGCTTCTAAAGCGAGTTTTAGAACCATCATATAGTGCTGTGTTTGAAATTCTAGTGGGCATGTTATTAGTCTTTCCTCTGGGCTTCCTGCGGTTGTTTTTGCATCTACTATAAAGATCTTATTTTGTTCTTTATGGTATAGCAGAGTGTCGAACATACCTGTAAGACTTACTTTGCCGGTCTTGCTAACTAAAGGCATGTGTAATCGGATACCTACCTCACTTCCTAAATGTTGGAAGTGATCTTGAGTTAGAAATTGATTTACGGTAGGTATCTTCTGGGGTATTTGAAGATCCATTGCGACATCGTACCAAGCAGATGCACA